GATGGCCTCCAGTTGCCCAAGGAACCCGCAAGGGAACCAAAGGCTAAAGTAAAAGAAGTAGTCTTAGAGCCCAAGATGTCAAATGATGAAATCAAGGCGAGAGAGGGCACATACTTCAGTGAAAAAGACGCAGATACAATCTATGATGAGGATATTGACGTATACGCAAAGGACCCGGATGCACCAGAAGGTAAACGACTCTTGTTCAAACTCAGAAAAAATGTGATTCCCCATGATATTGTAAAACTCGGATGGAAGAGTTTCTACAATGCAGCCGGTGCATCAAGAAATCGCGGAGCCGCAGCCGGACCAATTGATACGAAATCCAAATACTGGACTCGGCGCAAGTTAGCCAAGAAATCAATCAAGGGGTGGTCTGCACAATACATGGAAAATGGCAAACTTTCTAAGATGCGCGTAAACAATAATGTCTTTAGCAGCGTTCTCGGATACTTTGAGAAGACACCCTTCATGGGACTCCCTTGTCGTCTAACTTCCTACACCCAGCGATATTTCAATGAATATAAGGCAGGAATACCTTACATTGAAGCTATTGATGACCTCTTTAAGAAACTTGTGCCTGAGCGCTATAAGGTTCAGCATGAGAGGGCTTCTGGAAATCCCGCATTCCAAATCAAGGATACTGCTTTCTCTTCAGTCACCATTAACCGCAATTTCCGCACTGGACTCCATATGGATGCAGGAGATTTGAAGGCCGGTTTTGGCAATTTATCCGTAATTGAGCGAGGAAAGTATGAAGGTGGGTTCACTATTTTTCCACGTTACAAGATTGGTATTAATCTGAGAACAGGCGATTTCGTAGCCATGGATGTGCATGAGTGGCACTGTAATACAGAACTCACGGAGTCTGCTGAAGAAAAAAAATACAATTCGGGCCTGAAAGATGTCTACCGAAACGATAAGGAAACAGGGACTCAGGGAATAGAGAAACTCTTTAGTCGTGTCTCCTTTGTCTGCTATCTGAGAGAGAAGTTGGTGGATTGCAAGGCGAAGGACTCGCTCCCTTATTACAAGCGAATTGGATATAATCCAAGAACGGAGGTCCTAGAAAAGAAAAAACAGAAATCAGTCACCAGGAAAAAGACGGAGTAATTTAGATATGGAACAGAGCCGAGCTAATAAAATCTCAGAAGTTCTAAAAAATGTATCAACCCTAGGAAAAAACTTAAAGATACCAGGCGGTATAGCACAACCAGCTGGTTTAGTAGAGACAAAAAATGCAATAGGTGTTCCTGTTCAAGGCACTGGATTTGTTCGTATATTAATGTATATTTTGGCTGGAATTTTATTAATTGGAATTATTTTACTAGGTGTTGACCAATGGATAACACCTGTTTTCCAACGTAGTCCTGGTGCACCAGGGTATATTCCAATACCCGGCACAGATACATCACAGCTATTTTGGCCAGATTCAACTATGGTAAGAGATATTATAGTTGGCCCAGCACCCACTCCACCCCCAGGACAAACGCCAATGCCTTCAGTTACGGTTATTGAAGGTCAGCAAACATACAGTTTAACTCTCGATATTACTATAAAGGATGAATTTTCTCAGTCAAATATTAGAAATACAGGTCCATCAAGTCCACTTGGCGATGGATTTCGAACATTCTTTGTAATTGGACAGGCCGATATAACGTTGATGCCCATTTTAACGGTAAGTCTTGATAATTTTAAGAATACTTTATATATATCATCTGTAACAAATTCACAGACTCCCAGGGAAAGTATTTTTATCGATAATGTTCCTATTCATAAACCTTTTCGATTAGGTATAACAATGTCTACACATAAAATGGAAGGATATATAAATGGTCTACTTGTGCAAACTAAGACATTACACAATCCACCAACTGCACCAACTGCTGGGAATAAGATATTCGCTCCTTCAAGTATAAAATCAGGATTAGTTAATTTATCAAATGGCATAACTGTATTAAATGTCCGAGCATTTGGATACGTTGTTTCACCGGCAGAAATGAAATCTCGTATGCAATTCGGATTATTATCAACTGGAAATATGCCAGTTATTTCCAGTGCTAAATGCAATTAAGAGTTATACCTTTACCGAATATATTCATATTTTTTGGAATAGAAATATGAGCATACCGGTATAAGACTAGATAAAAGTATAATCTATGGTTAGATGAATATTTTTATAGTAGTTATTGTATTATTAATACTATCATACATAATTTACCTATCAATGGCACAAATTATTCTCGATAAACAACTTACACGTATTGGGCCCGATACAATGCCATTATCTAGTCCAACACAAGTCATTACAAGTGATGAATTAAAGAAAATGTGGACATCTAATGATGGCTCTACACTAGTATTTTTCATAAATCCAATGATAAATGATAGAACAAGCCAAAATGGAAATGAATATGCAAAAGTAGTTCAAATTGGTTCTAAATTAAACTTTAAAATCCTAGTTGCACCTGACGCAGGTCGTGGATTACTCCTAGCACCGGCACAACTAGAAATTTATACTAAGCCAGCAGGAACGTCAACAGGAAGAGCTGAAATAGTAGATATTCCTAATTTTCCCTTACAAAGATGGACTACTGTTGTAATTGTAAAACACGGTCGTAGATTTAATGTGTATTTGAATGGGACGCTATCTGTATCATATACATGTTTAGCAATGCCAGAATTTGATATTACTGCTCCACTTCTTATAGGCGATTCACGCCTAGGAGGAACTATATCATTAATGAGTATTTCTCCTAATGCACTTCACCCAAATGAAATTCGCAATATAGTATCAACTGCAGTTGATACATCCGGTATACCATATTCTCCAATTACAATAAATTCACTATTATCTAATTTTATACCATCTCTGCCATCTCTGCCACAAGGATTCTGGTGTCCGGGCGGAAATTGCAATACACCTTCAATGCCAGGTTCACTGAAACAATGGTCATCCCTTTACGCATAAAGTATTTCTTAAGAATAGAATACTCATGGAACCAATGACAATTGTATGGTATGTGTTGGTTATCGCATTAATCATTGTATGCTTATATTATTTATACAAGTGGCTATATGGTGCCAGTGATGTCCAGGATGTTGTAATTTGGCAAGATCCTAATCAGGGACTTCCTTCTGTAACAAGTGGTACGGGTAATGTATTTAATTCTGCATCAGGTGTATCCGTTCCTCAAATATATTCAGGTGGAGAATATACAGTAAGTGTATGGATTTATGTTACAAAGTGGGATAACACTGGATGCAAGCCCTTCTTACAATTAAGTGGTGGAGGAGGTGCCTATAATACAATTACCATGTTTTTAGGAAAAAGTGTAAATAAGCTAGGTGTAAGAGTAAGCACTGATGATTCTAGTACTCATTTTACAACTGGAAATGGAGCTTCGACTGAATACTCTAAGATGTTAAGTGCAAGTGGTGACTATTTAGACTCTAATATGCCAATGTGCGATATAGAAGAGATTGATTTACAGCGCTGGGTAAACATTACGGCAGTCATGATGGGAAGGACGGTTGATGTATATGTTGATGGAAAACTATCTCGCAGTTCCGTTCTTGGTAGCTTTTTTACAAATGACGGTGATACATTATCAGGTGGACAAAATCCCACAATGATTCTAGGTGATCCAAGTTCATTCAGTGGATATATCGGTATGACCCGTGCCGCAAATGTAGCATATACTCCGGATAGAGTTTATGCAAATTATCAAGCGGGTCCATTTGCAGGCTGGTCCTTAGCTAGTCTAGACCCAAGTCAGTATTCACTTACACTAAAGAGAAATAGCACTACATTATTCTCTACTTCAGGCAGCCTTGTAAGTCAATAAATCTTCATATATCACAAATACTTATTTAATCTATATTAAAAATTGCTATTAGTTTATGGCAATTTTTAATAATAGTCTATCTTTTACATAACATAGATAGATAGCATGGATGCAGTTAGTAATTTTTCAGTAACCGGCGCAAGTGCTTTATCGCAAGTATTATTTGGTATAGTGCTTGTTTCTCTAGTATATTTTACATTAGCAGGAACTGAATTTTTATACAATTCATTTACACGAATGTATAAAGACCGTATTGAGCTATTTCCTGATACCTATGTCTCCGGCCCTAGAATGCTCACAGTTCTTCAAAATCCTCTGACACCAGGTGCAAAGACTATTTTATTTTCAGATAATCAACGTTCCGGCGTGGAATTCACTTATGCAATGTTTATTAATATTTCTAGTCAAACAATTAATGGCAGCAATCATTTATATCATATTTTACATAAGGGATATAGTCAATTATATCCTCTATTTGGCCCTGGCATATTCTGTTGGGGTCACAAAAATATGCTACGTATTTTCATGAATTCCTTCGATACATGGGACAATTCGATTGATATTCCAAATATTCCAATGGATAAATGGTTTCACTTGACAGTATCATGCAAAGGAAATACTATATATGCATATATCAATGGAAATTTGAAGATGAAAATGCCATTAAGTCAGAATAATTCACCTGCTTACCAGAATTATGGAAACGTGTATGCATTTAGCGCTCGCAAGAAGACATTAGAAAGTTCTAAAATTGCTTCTCTAAATAATAATCCATTATTTCAGCGCACTGGGGCAACACCACCATTAACCCAGTATCATTTTGCAGGACCTATTCAAGGTATGATTAGCAGAGTATATTACTTTGCATACGCCTTGACATATACCGAAATCCAGAATTTTGTTAATATGGGGCCTTCTACTGTAATGAATTCTTCTGATATGTCAATGACGCAGTATTTATCTGATACATGGTGGACAAATACTAATGGCCCATAAGCATACAGGCTATTTTACTATAAGTTCACTTGTATTATGGCTTATTTCTAGGAATTTATGGATAGGGCACATGGGGGCGGAGTGACTGGGGTCATGGGGGCAAAGTGACTGGGGTCATGGGGGTAAAGTGACTGGGGGGTCATACTGAACGGGGTCATGGGGGCGGAGCCCCTATAGGCTTAAACTACATCTCTTCTTGTTTCGTAGTAAGAAGAAGAGTTGTCATGGCAGGTGGCGGATTATATATTTTAGTTGCATATGGTTCTCAAAATGTAATCCTTAGTGGAAACCCCGAATTCACTTATTTTTATACCATTCTAAAAAAATACAGTCATTTTGCCTTTGAATCAGCCACCATACCTCTAGAAGGTCCACAAGAATTATTCTTTGATGAGCCAATTCAACTTCGTGCAAAAATCCAGCGCATCGGTGACTTATTATCGGACTTATATTTTACCTTTTCTTTACCAGATATTTACTCTAAATATTTTGATTCTAGTTTACCAGGTCCTACATTTGAAAGAAGACAGTATCAATTCCAATGGGTAAGATATATCGGTGCACAAATTATTCAAAATGCTACCTTCTTAATTGGAGGAACTCAGGTCCAAGAATTTGACAGTGACTATATTATTTCAACTGCATTTACGGATCAAGATGAAACACAGTATAATAAATGGCAGCAACTAGTTGGAGATATTCCAGAAATCTATGACCCAGCAAATGGAAAATACTCCGGCGCTGTTGCTTCTTCTATAACTCGCACAACTGGCTTATATCCAAATGTGTATCGAAACCAGGATCCATTAATTCAAGCACAAGCAAATTTTCCATCAATTCCTGGACGTGATATTACTCTACCACTCTCTTTCTGGTTCTCGCAAAATGCAGGTCTAGCACTTCCTCTTATTTCTCTACAATATCACGAATGTGAAGTTCAACTGACTCTCAGGCCCATAAGAGATCTCTACACAGTCTTAGATCCATCAGGATATAGAGTTAGACCCCAGAATAAGATTAATTCATCTATAAAACAATTACAAACTGGAAATGTATCTTATACAAGTGATAATGACCCCGGTGTCTTTATAAAGGAGTTTCTGACGGATTTCGGTTATGCAGTTCCGACATTAAATACATGGCCTCTAAATCCGAGGCTTCAGGCAACCTATATTTATTTGACCGACGATGAACGTCGCACATTTGCCACTAAACCGTTAACCTATATTGTCAGACAAGTTACGAATTATAGCTTTCAAAATATTACAAGCAGACAATTATTTGATTTATATACTCATAATCCTGTTCCACGTCTTATCATTATACCTAGAAGAACTGATTACTTAAAAAATCTAAATGCCTGGGTAAATTTTACAAATTGGTGGTTATATCCAAATGCTCCATTTATTCCTGCTTATAGTTCTATACCAACTGGAGGATATTCTGGTGTGCTGACCGCCGCAATGCAACAGGATATTGTAAATCATATTAGAATTTTATGTGATGGTAATGAAATTCAGGAAATTAAACCTCTCCAATATTTCAATGAATTAAGCTCTTGGAAATATGCAACTGGAGTATTTCCACCAGGCCTTGCAATTTATAGTTTTGCTCTTGATACATCGAAGTGGATGAAACCTAGTGGGACACTAAATACAAGTAGAGTAAAGAATTTTCAACTTGATATTGACCCATGGCCTCTAGCTGCAAATTCATTATTCGCATATAATATCTCAGTATATGTGGAAAGTATCAACTTTTTGGTGATAGAAGGTGGTATGGGAGGAATGAAGTATGCAACGTAATATTTTAAGTATAAATTTTTATTATAATTAGATGAGTTCAACATCAGGGGGTTTATTTGGAAGCAGTAATTCAGAAAGCACCCCTTCTACAGGAGGTTTATTTGGAAGCAGTAATTCAGAAAGCACCCCTTCTACAGGAGGCGTATTTACAAGACTATATAATAAAGTTCAATATGAAACATCAAAGGCATTATTTGATCCTGAGGCAGATGCATTTGCAAAACAAGAAGCTGAACAGAGGAAACAAGATGAAGAAGCTAATATGCGAGCAGCGGATGAAGCTGCAAAAGCAAAAAAGAAACTAGATGATAAACTTAAATCTGATATCGAGGCAACTAATTTAGAGAATAGAAGAGAATTTAAAACAGATAGGGCAATAGGAAATATTATATCGGGTGTATTAAATGTATTTAAAACTGTTTTAATGATTGCATTAATGTTATATGGTGGGCATTTAGCAGCAAATGAAGCAATTGGATACAATATTCCATTTCGTATTCTAAGTTTTATTTATGGCACATTTCTATTTTGGTGGGTTATTCCACAGTCATTAATAAAGAAATATTACTATAAAATTGATATACCATATTTCAGTTTTTTACCTATTTTAGTATATGATCCATTAACAATGAGTGAAAATATTTTCTTAGCACCATTTTGTTATACGGAAAATGCAAGTTCTGAAGCTGCAAGAGAGGCAGTTGAGCTTCTTTATAAGAATGGATATATGAAGAGTATTGGGCAGGCAGCAGTTCTTGCAGGGACTGCATTGGCTGCAGGGAAAGCTGCAGTTGCAGGCAAACTGGTAAATAAGGCTAAAGGTCCTAATGCTCAAGGCCCTCAAGGCCCTAATGCTCAAGGCCCTCAAGGCCCTAATGCTCAAGGCCCTAATGCTCAAAGTCCTCAAGGTCCTCAAGTCTCTAATACTCAAGGCCCTCAAGGCTCACAAGGCCCTAATGCTCAAGACTCTCAAAGTCCTCAGCCTCAAGCTTCTCAAAGTCCTAAAGGTTCTAATGCTCAAGGCCCACAAGGCCCTCAGGCTCCCCAGGCTCAAGCTCCTAATGCTCAAGTCTCTCAAGCTCCCCAGCCTCAAGGTCCTCAAGCTCCCCAGCCTCAAGGTCCTCAAGCTCCCCAGCCTCAAGGTCCTCAAGCTCCCCAGCCTCAAGGCCCTCAGGCTCCCCAGCCTCAAAGTCCCCAGCCTCAGGCTCCCCAGCCTCAGGCTCCCCAGCCTCAGGCTCCTAGACAGACCGGTGTCTAAACAATGAGCTAATAAATAAGATAGAATGCTACCTACCCTTCCCTTTGTAAGTATTGTAACGCCGACATATAATCGCCGACGTTTCATTCCTGCACTAATTAAAATGATCCAAAGCCAATCATATCCCAGAGATCGTATGGAATGGCTAGTCTACGATGATGGTCAAGAGGAAATCAAAGACCTCCTTGATGCCGAGCGAGCAAATTTGCCCGAGCTCATTTTCATTTGGTCCGAAGACAAAATGACACTCGGGGAAAAACGCAATCGCTTGAATGACGAAGCCACTGGAGAAATAATAGTTGCTATGGACGACGATGATTTCTATTTTCCTACACGCGTAATGGATGCAGTAATGGCTCTAACAATGAAACCAGGGGTTCATCTGGCTGGAGCAAGTGAGGTCTATATGTTTTTCACAGATACCAAGGAAATCTGGAAGGCTGGTCCCTATTTTGAAGGCCATGCAACCAATGGAACCATGGCCTGGACAAAAGCATATGCAAGTAAACATCGTTATGATGAGACAGTGGCTTTTGCAGAGGAGAAGTCGTTTCTAGATGGCTATAAGAATCCTCTCGTGCAATTAAATCCAAAGAAAGTAATGTTAGTCATGAGTCACTCAGACAATACCTTTGACAAGACTGAACTCAGAAATGCTGAGAATCCACTACTAAAAAAGACAAGGCTACTCATGATTGATTTCATCAAGGACCCTCAGCTTCATGAGTTCTTTTATAGTTTATAGCATATAGCATATCTAAAAGCGGTCATTTATAAAATTAGTATATTTTCTTCAAACATACTAATATTATATCTCCAAATTATACGGACCTCCAAATTAAACGGATCTCCGTTTAGTGCCTTTACTCTTAGTTTTTTTTCTATAACGTCTTGTTTTCTTATAACGCTTGCCTCCCGTGTTTAGTGTATTTTTTGAAGGATATGATTTACTTATACCATAGCGGTATAATGAATTTAATTCAACTGTAAGAATAATAGCATTATGATCTAATAAAGGATCGACTACGAAATTTTTCTGATTTAATACATTTAAATTACTTAATGGTACATTTGTTAATATTCTATCACATCTACTTGGAGCACGCTTAGGATCTAGACATGCTACATTGTCTGTTCTATCGGCATCGCATGAGGATAAATATTTACACGTGCTTCCTAGATTTTCAGATAATTCAAAAAGAGGCATACTAAATTTCTCCGAAATTTTCATATTCTCTACACCATTATTACCTAGTGCCTCTGCTGCATTCATTTTATCTTTTAATATTTTTTGATTCTCTTCAAGAAATGTGGATAATTGATCACTGCCGTCAATAATTCTAAAATTCAAATCACCCCCAATAAAAACTTTAAGAAATTTTATATCAATTGTTTTTTCAAGATGACTTAGAATAGTTTTTAAAGAATGTGTCATAGATTCTATGCGATATTTATTTCCTAATGATGAATTTTTAACAAATGATAATTTTCCAGTGTCAATTGGTAAATGCATATTTACAAACAATATATTAGTATCTGCGCCACCGCTTGTATCCCTAACAAGAACCCACGAAGAACCCTTTGTTGCATATCTTACAAGTCTACCTAAACTAGATTCAAGCGGAGAAGTAAATGAACCTGAGAATTTATTTATTTCGAGATGACCGGATTGTATTTTAACAATTTTATCATTATTTGAATATACTTTTGTAATTATATTAAATGGTTGTTTTGGACTTAATGCTTCAATACAAATATTAGAATATCCTTCTAATAAATTCTTATCTATAATGCTTTGTTCATCTAGTTGTCTATTATCCTCTTGAGTAAATTCAACATAAATATCTGGCTTAGTTAATCCTAGAATATCTGTAAAAATATCATTTGGAATATTATTTATATTTTTAGAAGCCATATTTTGGGTTAATATAGTTATTTTCATCTAGTCTTCTATATATATTAGATTTTTTTATGGGACTGCTTCTTCAAACTTTTTAAAAGCGTAGCGTAGTCTAAACAATTCATATCTCGTTCTAATTAGATCATTCCATGTCTGCCCGAGATGACTCTCTGAATAGGATATTAGAAGTGTATGAACAACCATTAATACATTCTGTAACTGACACATCAGGGTATGCAGTCCAACCACAGGAAATCAAGGTCCCTCTCAGACCTCATCAACTCGCAATGATTCATGCGATGCATGAAAAAGAGCGAACATGTATTGAGGGATTTACAGTGAACAATGAGACGCACTATAGTCAGACAGCAGTCTTAGGGGATAAGGTCGGTTCAGGGAAAACTCTGACCACTCTCGGATTTATTGCTCATAAGAAACATAACCCAATTACATCAGTATTTAATACAATCAATAATCGGTCTCAGACAACTTTCTGGAGTCAACGGCCGGTGCATACTGTAGAATGCTCTGGAAATGTTCTTATTATAGTTCCCCATACCCTCTTTCACCAATGGAAATTCGCAATACAGCAGCAAACTACACTTTCCTTCTTTGAAGTAAAGACAACAAAGGCCTTGGAGAAAAACGATTTTAATGAACTAATTAAGACGCGTGACATAACTCTTATGTCTAATACAATTATTAAGACTTTTATGGGTTCTCAAGACCGCCATCTGATGCAATGGTCTACTGTGATTTTTGATGAGGTCGATAGTATCCATTTTACTTCTACTGTCCCAATGCCGCGCGCCAACTTCTATTGGCTAGTAACGGCAACATGGCCAAATATTCTATTTCAAGGTCTTTATATGTATATGTCCAATACATTTCTCGCTCAGAGAGCAGCCGCGGGCCTTCATCCAGATCTAGTTGAACTACTGCATCAAGACCAGGTAACGAATGGCTCCAATTTCTATTCTCGATATGATATACGAAGCACGAATTTCTTCTCTGATTTCTTATCTAAGCATCCATCACGTGGCCACTTGGTCTTGCGAACAAATAAGCAATTCATGGAGCAGAGTTGGAGGTCACCTCCTATTCTCGAACAGCGTATTATTTGTGAAACACCAGTTGCTCATCGCATTATTGCGCAATATGTAAATGCGGAAATTCAGGAACTCTTGCATGCGGGTGATATTCAAACAGCCCTGGAGAAACTCGGAGTAAATAATACATCCCAGTCTTCATTAATTACTGCTCTCTGTGATACTCGTGAGAAGGAGCTTGACCGTCTTGAGAAAACTCTTGTATTTAAGGAATCCATTGAGTATGCGACGCCCCAGGCAAAGGAGCAGGCCATTGCAGCTCTTAAGACAAAAATTTCATCAATTAAGGAGCAAATTGCTTCTCTAAAACAGCGAATCTTACATGTTAAGGATGAGATATGCGCAATTTGTTTTGAGGAGCCAAAGGTTCCTACATTTGTCTTATGCTGCGAGCGCCTATTTTGTGGAGCCTGTATTATTAATTGTATCCAGAGAAATCCATCTTGCCCTCTTTGCAGGTCACCGCTCGATTTCAAGCGCCTGAGACAGCTGGAAGCTGATGGTGCCGAAGGCACAGAAGGCACAGAAAGCGCAAGCAGTTCTACTGCAAGCTCTGAACTTATAGAAAGGAAGCCAAAGAAGAAAGATGCCTTGCTCAAGCTCATTACAGAGAATCGCACAGGGAAATTCCTTGTCTTTAATCGCTACGATAATCCATTTTTGGAGATTGAAGGTCAGCTGCTAGAAAGAGGTATCAAGGTTGCCACAGTAAAAGGCAACAAGGACCATATTTCAAGCACATTAAAACAGTTTGAAAAGGGTGAGATACAGGTCCTCTTGATGAATAGTATG